TTATCCATCAGCAGGTGGGAACACAAACATTGTATATAATGTACACTGGAGGGTAACAGCGGTGTCAGACCAAGTTGATTCAGAAGGAAATGCTTTTGAGGCATCAGCTATTGGAACTCAGGTTTTAAACACTGAAGATACAGCAGGGTTTATACCGTTTGATCAGTTAACTAATGGCCAGGTAACTCAGTGGGTTAAAAGCGCTATGGGTGAAGAAAGTGTAAACAACTTAGAGAGTAGTCTTCAGTTTCAAATTGATAACCTAATAACACCTCCATCAGTTACGTTAACTATACAAAATTAAAATAAAAATAGTTTTAATTGTAAAAATTAAAATTATATCAATTACGTAATAATATAGTTACAGACAATAATTTAATCTAATAAAATAAAAATGGAATTTAATAACCCGAGCGAAATAGTAAAAACACTTACTTTCGGAAACGAAGCTAGTGATCAAATAATTAGTGGCGTAGAAAAATTAGCAAACGCAGTAAGCTCCACATTAGGAGCATCTGGAAAATGCGTTATTTATGAAGACGCTACAGGGAAACCGGTGATAACAAAAGATGGGGTAACCGTTGCAGAAAGCGTAGTCTTATTACATCCGGTAGAAAATATTGGAGCAACATTGATTAAAGAAGCTGCAAGAAATACTGTAAAAGAAGCAGGTGACGGAACAACAACTTCTACAGTATTAGCTCATTCTTTATTAAAAACTGTAAATAAAAAAGCTGGAGATGAAAAATTAAGATCTTTAAAAGCTGGTATTATTAGCGGTTCTGAAAAAGTAAAAAAATATTTAAATCTATCAAAGATAGATGTAAAAGGAGAAATGTTAAAAAATGTAGCTACTATTAGTTGCAATAACGATAAAGAATTAGGGGAAAAGATTGGCGAAGCTTACGAAAAAGTAGGTAAGAATGGAGTCGTATTAATGGAAGAATCTGACACAAATAAAACTTATGTTGATTTTGTAGAAGGTGTGCAATTTGACAGCGGATTAAAATCTCCACATTTAGTAACAGACAAAGACAAGCATACAGCTGTTTTAGACGATCCTTACGTACTTATTGTGTCTTCTCCTATTCCTAATATAAGAAAAATACAAAGCGTCTTAGAACACGTTATAAAAAGCAAAAAAAGTCTTTTAATAGTTGCTTCTGTGGAACAACAGCCATTTGCAACCTTATTATCAAATAAAGTTAAAGGTAATATAAAAGTAAATATAGTAGACACTCCTGGTTTTGGCCCTACTAGACAAGAGACTTTAGAAGATTTAGCTTTACTTACAGGTGCTACAATAATAAACGAAGAATTAGGTGATGATTTAGACTTAATTAGCCCTGAAGTTTTGGGTTTTGCTAAAAAAGCAGTAACAGACGAAAAGACAACAGTTTTACAAACTATAGAAGATATAGACGTATCAGAAAGAGTAGCTGATGTTACTAAAAAGTTAGAAAACGAAAACAACCCGTTTTTTAAGAAAAAGTTAGAACAAAGATTATCTATGCTAACCGGAAAAGTTGGTATTATTTATGTAGGAGCAGACTCTAAGGTTGAACTAAAAGAAAAGAAGGATAGGGTAGAAGACGCTATTTATGCTACTAAAGCAGCTTATCAAGAAGGTATTGTTGCAGGCGGTGGAGTTGCTTTATTAAATGCGGCTACCCGTTTAAAACCAAAGAATAAAGGAGAAGAAATACTTTTTGAATCTATCAAAGCGCCTTATTATAAGATATTAGACAACGCTGGTATTGTTGAAATTAAAAAGCCTAGTGCTAAAAACAGAGGCATAGATGTTAAGTCAGGCAAAGAAGTAAATATGATAAAAGCGGGTATTATAGATCCGGTTTTAGTAACTAAGTCAGCTCTTAAAAACGCAGTGAGTGTTGTTACAACTATTATATCTGCGGATTGTGTAATAAGTAATAAAAGATTAGCATAATGAAAGCAATTAATTATTATTTAGTAATAGAAAAGATTAAAGAAGCCCCTAAAGTTGTTGGAGGTATTGAGATGACAGAAAAGCAAGATAGCGACATTAGGTACTTAAGAGCTAAAGTTATAAGCGCAGGGGATAAAGTAGTTGGTGTTAAAGAAGGGGATTTTATAAGATATGATAAGCACGCAGGGCACGGTATTGAATGGAATAATAATTTTTACCACGTTATAAACGCAGGGGATATAGTTATAGTTGAATGAGACTAACGCCAAAAGATCTTAAAGATATAAATTTATTTAAGTATTACAGGCTTGTCAGAAGATGGGCTTGTAAGACTTATAATTTAAAAGATGCTGATCTTGAGTTGTTAATTTATCTTGATTGTAAAGAGTTTTTTACAAGAAATGAGTTTAAAAACGGGACATACACTTATAGCTGGGACAAAGATAGGTGGACTAGGTTGAGAAAACAAGGTTGGATTGATGTATTTAAAGAAAGAAATAGAAGATCATCTAAGTATGCGGTTTATAAGGTTTCTCAAAAATGCAAGTTACTAATAAATAGAATTTATAGAATACTGCTAGCAGAAGAGGATCTGCCCACTTCAGAAAGAAGTGTATTTTACAATAATAAAACATATACCGATAAAGTTTACAATAAAGCTATTGACGATATGATTAAAGACAAAGAAAGATAATGGGATTTAAATTAAAAGACTTTACAGAGCTAGTAGGTATCGACAAAGAAACTTCTACTTATAATACACCTGTTTTTAAGAAAAATTTAGAAGGGGGTATATTAGGTGAAGCGAATAATGACGGTACTATATTTATAGATAAGTCTTTAAAAGGCAAAGATAAAGAAACAGCGGTTAGCCATGAGAAAGTACACTTGGAGCAAATGGCTCAAGGGAGACTTCATTATGATGACAATACGGTAACTTGGAAAAAAGATACAAAATCGCCAGCTAGAGTATATCAAAGAGTAAACGGACAATTAATAGATAAACAAACAGGTAGAGCTGCTCAAGAAGGAGGTGACTTCGAATGGGAGCGTGAAGCCTATAATAAACAATAAAAATATGAAATATAGACCAATAACAAACAGAGTATCTAGTGCTTGTAAGATGAATATGAGCCTTGTAAATGACCCAACCGATAATGCGCAGTCTCCAGCGCGTATGACAGATGGCCCCGGAGGTAAAAACAAAAAAGTTAAAAAAGCAGGTGTAGGTGAAACACCAGGGTTCGAAGAAGTAAAAAATAGGTTTAAAGGTAGGTATACAGTTACACAGAAAAAAAACAAAGTAAACGAATACACCTTACGTAGCAAAAACGGGCACAGTGTAACTTACAAACCTGGAAAAAAAGTAAAAGATACGTCTATTACCGCTAAAGAAGCTGTAAGAAGAGAATTTAATAAAAAATAATTACTTTAAAAAATATTAATTATGGCTTATATACAGGATAGCTCACCGTTTAAAAAGAAAGGAGACGCTCCTCCTCGTAAGAAATCTAAAGGATATTATAACGAAGCAAAACCTACTGGAACAGGTGCTGCCGCGGGTGGGGGTATGTCTGAAAAAGGCGTAAAAAAATATAGAGCTGATAATCCTGGTAGTAAATTAAAAACGGCTGTAACAGAAGACCCTTCTAAATTAGATCCAAATGGTAAAGCAGCTAAAAGAAGAAAAGCTTTTTGTGCAAGATCTAGAAGTTGGACTTCAGAAAGAGGTAAAGCAGCTAGAAGAAGATGGAACTGTTAAAAATAATAAATAAATAAAAACAATTATGGCATACAAACAAAAAGGCTGCACACCTGTAACAGCTAAGATTAAAAGAACAACTAAAGGAGGAATGTCTCAACAGCCATTACTTAATATGGGTGCACCTGTAAAAATGAAGATGCATTCACCTGCTAAACAAGGAGGTGAAAATAACAAACGTAATCGAGGGGCTGTTTCTACTTCTCCTTCTGCTCCTTCTACTAAAAACACTAAATCTGAAATAGAGAGGTTAAAAAAAGAAATTGGCCACATGACTTCCGCGATGGAGAGTTATCAAAAAAAGGGGGGTGAAAAAAATGCTAGCGACGCAAGATATTTGAAAAAAACGCAGGATAAATTAGCGTCTTTGCAGTCTTTACCAATTAATGGAGCAAAGGGTGTAGATTCTTTGCAGAATAAAAATAAAAAACAAATAGATTTAGCGGCTAGAAAAGCAGGGAAAGCTGGGCGAGCAGCGGATGATCTTGCACGTAAAAATAAAACAGGACAGTATGCTCCTAAAAAAGATACACCTAAACAAACCGCGCCTAAGAAAAACAAGGTAACAGGTAAAATTGGTTCAGAGCTTAGAAGAAAACAATATGATAAGTTAGGCTGGGCTCATGATGATACTATTGCAAAAAAGCCAAAAGCTAAAAAAGTTGTTTCTAAAGAATTGTCTAATAAAACAGGTAAAGTAGCCGATGTTGTTAAAGAGAGTAAAATTATTACCCCAAATAATAACGCATTGGATAAAAAAACAGCAAGAAAAGTAGCTAGAAAAACTAAATCTGCTGAAAAAAAAGAAAGTAGATCTGCAAGGGTTAGACAAAAAGGTATTGAAGCTTTAAACTCAGGTGATAAGCAAAAAGCTTTAAGACTAAAAAGAAGAGAAGAAAGAATAAATAAAAGAGCGGCTAGGAAAAGAGGACAAGCATCAAAGGCTATAGATCCAGAAAAATAATAAAAAATGGTATAAAATACCACAATACAGTTAAAAGTTAAAAATTGTAGATATACACGTAATTACTAAACATATAGATAGTCGATTAAACATTGAATAAATAACAAATTAACAATTAAATTAAATCAAATGAGTAAAATTAAAACAGTAGAGTTAGAAGCGTTACAAAGAGTAGTAGGTAATATCAATAATTTGCAAATGCAAATTGGAGGAATTGAAGCTCAAAAACACGACTTGTTACATGCACTCGCTAATGAAAATAACGAATTGCAAAAATTACAAAAAGATCTAGAGGAAGCTTACGGGAAAGTGTCTGTGAATCTTAAAGATGGAGAAATTACCGAAGATGAGCCTAATAAGGAAGATTAGTATCGGTAAAGATTATAAGAGTGACGCTATGCACTATTCTGTTGGTCAGGAAGTGTATGGTGGTCACACTATAATTAATATAATTGAAGAAGAAACTAAGTACTCAATATATATTGAAAAAAACAATGAAGTATTGCCTTGGAAAGATTTTAATAAAAACATGGCAATCGCGGTCGAATATGATTTGCAATATTAATGAAAGCTTTATATAATTTTATAGTAAAACCATTAGGTAATAGATATACAAATAAAAAAACCATAAATGGTTCTGAATTAATATTAAACACAGAACTTCATAATCATAATTATTCTAATAGAATTGCAAAAGTTTTAGCTGTACCTTTAGAAATAGATACAGAAATAAAAGTTGGAGATGAAATCATAGTTCATCATAATGTTTTTAGACGTTTTAAAGACATTAGAGGCAATGAAAAGAATAGTAGAAGCTATTACAACGAAGACACTTATTTCGTTAGCTTAGATCAAGTATTTGGATACCGAAAAAATAATGATACATTTAAAGCTTGTAAAGGTTTTAACTTTATAAAACCATTAGCTGAAAATAATATTTTTTCTAGCAATTTTGAAAAAGAAGGCATCGGTATTTTAGTATATAAAGATCCTGAATTAGATTTCTTAGAAACCGGATCTTTAGTTGGCTTTAAACCTGGAGCAGAATATGAATTTATTATAAACAAAGACAGGTTGTACAGAGTTCCTACCAAATCAATTACAATTAAATATGAATATCAAGGAAACGAAAAAGAATATAATCCAAGCTGGACATAAAGCTGTAGAAGAATTAATAAAAGTAGCTAAAGAAGCTATTGTTGATTCTGAAGATGATTTATCTGCTGATAGATTAAAAAATGCAGCAGCAACTAAAAAATTAGCAATATTTGACGCTTTTGAAATATTAAATAGAATAAATGATGAGCAAAATGCTTTAGATGATAAACCTAAAGATACTGTTGTAACAAAAACAGTTAAAGGTTTTGCTGAAAAAAGATCTAGATAATGTACGAGCAATCATTATATAGTATTATAACACCAATAAAACATACAACAATCTCTAGGTTAAATAGAGGTAAAAAATGGAAGTATGGGTATAATAAGGAGCACGACGTAGTTGTAATTAGCAAGACAGGTCAAATTGGTGAAATTTACAGTATACAAAATTTAAAAATAGCTTTACCGAAAGAGCCTGCTAAAATTAGCAAAGGTATAAATAAATGGAAACCAGTAGAGTATCCAAAAGAACTTAAAGCTATTTCTAGTATTTTCGATTGGAGAGAACTTCCTGAAAAATTTCAACAAAAATGGGAGCCGTATATTGATGAAGAATTTAAAAGAAGAGAAGAAGGTCATTGGTTTTATAACAAAAATAAGCCGACATATTTAACAGGTACTCATTATATGTATCTTCAATGGTCTAAGATAGATGTAGGTAGACCTGATTTTCGTGAAGCAAATAGATTGTTTTTTATATTTTGGGAAGCTTGTAAAGCAGATAACAGATGTTATGGAATGTGTTATTTAAAAAACAGACGTTCTGGGTTTAGTTTTATGGCTTCAGGTGAAACTGTTAATCAAGCAACTATTAGTTCAGACGCTAGATTTGGTATACTGTCTAAGTCTGGTAGTGACGCTAAAAAGATGTTCACTGACAAGGTAGTGCCAATATCAGTTAACTATCCTTTTTTCTTTAAACCCATACAAGACGGTATGGATAGACCAAAAACAGAATTGGCTTATAGAGTACCAGCTTCTAGACTAACTAGAAAATCTATACAAAATAAAGAAAAACTAGAAGTTTTAGAAGGCTTAGATACAACTATTGACTGGAAAAATACAGGAGATAACTCATATGATGGTGAAAAACTAAGATTATTGGTTCATGATGAAAGTGGTAAATGGGAAAGACCTGATAATATATTAAACAACTGGAGGGTTACAAAAACTTGTTTAAGATTAGGCTCTAGAATTATTGGAAAGTGTATGATGGGTTCTACGTCAAACGCTTTAGATAAAGGAGGGGGGAATTTTAAAAAATTATATGTAAACTCTGATGTTACAAAAAGAAACAGGAATGGTCAAACAGCTTCTGGTTTATATTCTTTGTTTATTCCAATGGAATGGAATTATGAAGGATTTATAGATGAATACGGACATCCTGTATTTAATACACCTAAAAGCGAGGTTTTAGATCCATTAGGGGATCTTATAGAAGTTGGAGTTATAGAGCATTGGGAAAATGAAGCCGACGGATTAAAAGGCGACCAGGACGCTTTAAACGAATATTATAGACAATTTCCAAGAACAGAAGAGCACGCTTTTAGAGACGAAGCTAAAAATAGTATATTTAATTTAGCTAAGATATATGAGCAAATAGACTACAATGAAGATCTTAGTAATTCAAATGTAATTACAACTGGTAACTTTCAATGGGTTAATGGTATTAAAGATTCTAAAGTAGTTTTTACTCCAAACCCTAATGGTAGATTTAAAATATCTTGGGTACCTAATACTGCTTTACAAAATAGGCAAATAATAAAAAATGGTATAAAATACCCCGGCAACGAACATATGGGTGCTTTTGGATGCGATAGTTACGATATATCAGGAACAGTAGGTGGAGGAGGATCTAAAGGAGCTTTACACGGGTTAACTAAATTTAGTATGGAAGATGCTCCTGCTAATACATTTTTTTTAGAATACATAGCTAGACCTCAAACAGCGGATATGTTTTTTGAAGATGTTTTAATGGCTTGTGTTTTCTACGGAATGCCTTTATTAGCTGAAAATAATAAGCCTAGATTATTATATTATTTTAAAAGGAGAGGTTATAGAGGGTATTCAATGAATAGGCCTGATCGTATTTGGAATAAATTATCGGTTACCGAAAAAGAAATAGGCGGTATGCCTAACTCAAGTGAAGATATAAAACAAGCTCACGCTGCGGCTATTGAAAGTTACATAGACAAACACGTGGGGTTACTGGAAGACAATACTTATGGTACTATGTATTTTAATAGAACTTTAAATGACTGGGCTGGTTTTGATATTAACAGCAGAACCAAGTTTGATGCTGCTATAAGTTCTGGGTTAGCTATAATGGCTTGCAATAGACACAAGTATTATCCAAAAGCAAACGTGCAAAAAAATAAAATAAATTTAAAAATATCAAAATATACTAATTCTGGTGTGTTTTCGAAAATAATAGAAAATTAAAAGTATGGCTAAATCTGTTATAACAAATTATTTTCCAAGTCAAATAGCAAGTGACAAAGAAAAAATGTCAATGGACTACGGAACATCTGTAGGTAGAGCTATTGAAAACGAGTGGTTTAGTAGTGATAACGGTTATGGTAGATTTAAAAGTAACCAAAACACATTTCACAACTTAAGATTATATGCTAGAGGAGAACAGGGTATACAAAAATATAAAGATGAATTATCTATAAACGGTGATTTGTCATATCTTAATTTAGATTGGAAACCTGTACCTATAATACCTAAGTTTGTAGATATCGTTGTAAACGGTATATCTGAAAGACTTTTTGACATAAAAGCTTATTCTCAAGATCCTTATGGGGTTGAAAAAAGAACAAAGTATATGGAATCATTAATAAGAGATATGCAAACAAGAGAGCTAAATGAATTTGCTGCTCAAGAGTTTGGTATCAACTTATTCGAAAACGACCCAGAGACATTACCTAAAAATAAAGAAGAGTTAGATTTGCATATGCAACTTAGCTATAAGCAAGAGGTTGAGTTAGCCGAAGAGCAAGCTTTAAATGTTTTATTAGAAGGTAATAATTATAATCTTATTAGAAGAAGGTGTAATTACGATTTAACTACAATAGGTATTGCTGCTGTAAAAAATACTTTTAATAAATCAGAAGGAGCTAAAATTGAATATGTAGACCCAGTTGATTTAGTTTGGTCTTACACTGACTCACCTTACTTTGAAGATATTTACTATGTAGGAGAAATAAAAAGAGTTCATTTAAACGAGCTTAAAAAAGAATTTCCTTGGCTAACAAATGATGAATTACAAGAAATATCTTCTCAATCCTATCAAAGTAACGGTTTTTACGATAGATCAATTACTAATTACGATGAAACTGACTCAAATACTGTACAGGTTTTATATTTTAACTATAAAACTTTTACAAATGAAGTTTATAAAGTTAAAGAAACTTCTACAGGAGCAGCGAAGATAATACCAAAAGATGATGATTTTAATCCACCACCAGAATTATATGAAGAGTATGGTATTGAAAAAGCGTCCCAATCATTAGAAGTTTTATATGAAGGTGTTAAGATACTAGGAGGCAGAATGCTTAAATGGGAGCTTGCTAAAAATATGATACGCCCTAAAAGCGATTATACAAAAGTAAAAATGAACTACAGTATTGTAGCCCCTAGAATGTACAAAGGAAGGATTGAATCTCTTGTTAGTAGAATAACAGGTTTTGCAGATATGATACAACTAACCCATTTAAAACTGCAACAAGTTATGTCAAGGATGGTTCCAGATGGAGTTTACTTAGACGCTGATGGTTTAGCTGAGGTTGATTTAGGTAATGGAACAAATTACAATCCGCAAGAAGCCTTAAATATGTTTTTCCAAACAGGTTCTGTTATAGGTAGGTCTTTTACTCAAGAAGGAGATATGAACCCAGGAAAAGTTCCTATTCAAGAAATATCTACAGGATCAGGAGGTGGAAAAATACAAAGTTTAATTGCTAACTACAACTATTATTTACAAATGATAAGAGATGTAACAGGTTTAAACGAAGCAAGAGACGGTAGTACTCCTGATTCTAGAGCTTTAGTTGGCGTTCAAAAATTAGCTGCTGCAAATTCAAATACAGCAACTAGACACATATTAGACGGTAGTTTATTTTTAACTTCTGACCTATGCGCAGGTCTGTCGCTTAGAATATCAGATATATTAGAATATTCACCAACAAGGGAAGCTTTTATACATAAAATAGGGAATCAAAATGTAGCCGTCTTAGAGGAGATGAGTGATTTGTACTTATATGACTTTGGTATATTTATTGAGTTACAGCCTGATGAAGAACAAAGAGCGGTTTTAGAAAACAATATTCAAGCAGCTGTACAAAGTGGTTTAATAGATTTATCTGATGCTATAGATTTAAGAGAAATTAAAAATATAAAATTAGCTAATCAATTACTAAAACTTAGAAGAAACGAAAAACAAATAAGAGATCAGCAAATACAACAACAGAATATACAAGCTCAAGCAGAAGCGAACGCTCAAGCTCAACAAGTAGCCGCTCAGGCTGAAATGCAAAAACAAGAAGCTATCACGCAACAAAAGATTATGTTCGAACAAGCAAAAGCTCAAATAGATCAACAAAAATTAATGCAGGAGGCTTCTCTGAAAAAAGAGTTAATGCAAATGGAGTTTGAAATGAATATGAAATTAAAAGGCATAGAAGTTCAAAGTAAAAAATCTGAGACAAAAGAAAAAGAAGATCGTAAAGATAAAAGAACTGAATTGCAAGCAACTCAACAAAGCGAATTAATAGAACAAAGACAAAACAATTTGCCGCCTAAAAATTTTGAATCATCAGGTAATGATATACTTAGCGGTAATTTCAACTTAGGTTCCTTTGAGCCTAAGTAATAATAATAGTAATAATTATATAATATTTTATCATGGCAGGAACCAATGAAGAACCTTTAGCGACACAAGAAGTTGCTCAAGAACAAAAAACAGAAGAAAATAAAGCTATGTCTTATGAGGACGGCATTATTAAGGTAAATTTAAGCGAGTTAAATAATCCAACAGAAAATGCTGCTCCAGAGCAAAAACCAGATGTAAGCAATGCTACCATCGAACAATCTGAAGACAGTAGTAACGGTGAAAAATTGGTTGAAGAAGTACAAAGCTCTGTCCAAGAAGAACCAGAATCTGTAATTGAAGAAATACAAGAGGAAAAAGTCCAAGAGCAAGTAGTTGATTTACAAGAAGATATACAAGAAGCTATAGCTGAACAAAAAGAATCGGGAGTAGAACTTCCTGAAAATATTCAAAAAGTTGTAGATTTTATTAATGAAACAGGCGGAAGCCTTGAAGATTATGTTAAGTTAAATACTGATTACTCTTCTTTAAATGATGATCAGTTATTAAGAGAATATTACGAAACAACTAAACCTCATTTAGATAAAGAAGAAATTGATTTCTTGATGGAAGACAATTTTTCTTATGATGGGGACATGGATGACGAATTAGATATTAGAAGAAAAAAATTAGCTAAAAAAGAAGAGTTATCAAAAGCTAAGCAGCATCTTGATAGTTTAAAAACTAAATATTACGAAGAAATAAAAGCTGGATCTAGACTAAATCCAGAACAACAAAAAGCGATTGAATTTTTTAATCGTTATAAAAAAGAAAACGCGGAAGCAGCAAAATTAGCTGAACAACAAGTTTCTACATTTAAAAACAAAACAGAAAAACTTTTTTCTAATGATTTCAAAGGTTTTGATTTCAACGTTGGAGAAAAGCAATTTCGGTTTAAAGTAAATAATGTAGATCAAGTAAAAGAGACTCAAAGCGATATTAATAATTTTGTCAAGAAGTTCTTGAACGAAAAAAATGAAATTAGTGACGCAGCGGGTTATCATAAGTCTTTGTTTACAGCTATGAACGCGGATAAGATTGCACAACATTTTTATGAGCAAGGTAAAGCAGATGCTATTAAACAAAGTGTAGCTAAAGCAAAAAACATTGATATGTCTCCTAGAGGAACTCACGAAAGTGTAGAAAGAATAGGCGGTTTTAAAATTAGAGCAATAAATCCCGGAGCTCCTTCTAAGTTTGGAATTAAAACTAGAAAATAAAAAAAATTAAAAATTAAAAAATTATGGCAGGTTCATTTACAGGAAGTGCAGGAGCGTTAGCTCATTTAACTCCACGTCCTACACAAACATTATTTAATGACAACTATTTATCATTATCTCAATTAGATTTTACACAACAATTCTTACCAGAAGTATACGAAAAAGAAGTAGAGCGTTATGGAAACAGAACAATCTCTGGATTTTTACGTATGGTAGGAGCAGAAATGCCAATGGCTTCTGATCAAGTTGTATGGTCTGAACAAGGAAGATTACACATTGCTTATGACGACGTAACTGTTGTATCTCCAACTTCTATCACTATTCCAGCTGCATCTGGAGCTTCTAAAAACCTTATTGGCCCTGGAGCTACAATTGTTATTGCTGATTCTACTGGTTTAACTGTTGAAAAAGCATATGTTAGCGCTGTATCTGTTGCTGCGGGTGTTGCAACATTAACAATCGCTGGTTACGCAGGTGCTATTACAGTTACAGGAACTGGTAATGTTAAAGTATTTGTATATGGTTCTGAATATGCTAAAGGTACTTCTAATGCAGGTACATCAATAGATGCTGCTTTTGAGCAATTTAGTAACAAACCAATTATCTTAAGAGATAAATACAATGTAAACGGTTCTGATACTGCTCAAATTGGTTGGGTAGAAGTAGCTACTGAAGCGGGAACTTCTGGATACTTATGGTATTTAAAATCTGAGCACGAAGCAAGAATTCGTTTTGAAGATCAATTAGAAATGACTATGATCGAAGCAGAAAAAGCATCTGCTCCAATTACTCCAGCTGCTGGTTTAGGTGGCGGATCTGAAATTACTGGATCTGATGGGTTATTTTCAGCTTTAGAAAACAGAGGTTTAGTATATTCTGACGCTGATTTTGGTGGAACTAATGGTTTAGCTGACTTTGATTTAATCTTACAAGAATTAGATAAGCAAGGAGCTATTGAAGAAAACATGATGTTCTTAGATAGAGCTTCTGCTTTAGGTATTGATAACATGTTAGCAGCTCAAAATTCTTATGGTGCTGGAGGTACTTCTTATGGAGTATTTGACAACTCTGAGGATATGGCTTTAAATTTAGGTTTCTCTGGATTCAGAAGAGGTTCTTACGACTTCTATAAAACTGACTGGAAATACTTAAACGACGCTACTACTCGTGGATTAGTAGGAGATATTGAAGGTGTTATTGTGCCAGCAGGAACTTCTACAGTTTATGATCAACAATTAGGTAAGAACATTTCAAGACCATTTTTACATGTACGTTACAGAGCTTCAGAAGCTGACGACAGAAAAATGAAATCTTGGATTACTGGATCTGTTGGTGGAAACTACACAAGTGACGAAGACGCAATGAACGTTCACTTCTTATCAGAAAGATGTTTATGTGTACAAGGAGCTAATAACTTTGTATTGTTGAAAAAGATTTCAGTATAACAAAAACTAGTGTAATATTTACCCTTGTTGTATATACGAGGGTAGGTATTACCTTTATTAAATTATTTAATTATATTATATTATGGCTAAAAAAGCTACAGCTACAAGAAGCGAGGTTGCACCTCAGTCAACTGTTGTAAAAAATGCACCAGTTCAAAAACAATCAGTTAAACCAAGGTGGGAATATAAAGACAGAACTTATTATTTAAGCACAGGTAAGTCTCCTTTAGTATTTACACTGCCAGCGAAGCATAATGGTAGAAAACCTTTATTATGGTTTGATGAAGAATCTGGTTATCAAAGAGAATTAAGATACGCTACTAATCAAGCCAGTCCTTTTGTAGACGAACAAAAAGGGCAAGCTACGTTAGGACGCATTGTATTTAGAAACGGTGTATTAACCGTAAAAAAAGAAGACGTTGCGCTGCAAAAATTATTATCATTATATCATCCATTAAGGAATAAAATATACAAAGAGCTTGATAAAGAAGCTAATTCTGTTAACGAGCTTGAATGGATTGAATTTGAATTAGAAGCTCTTACAATAGCTAAAAACATAGACATAGATCACGCTGAAGCGATATTAAGATCTGAATATGGCGAAAAAGTTGCAACTTTATCTACTAGTGAATTAAAAAGAGACTTGATGATATTTGCTAAAAGAAATCCGTCGTTATTTATTGAATTAGCTAATGATGATTCTATTCAATTAAGGAACACTGGAGCGAAAGCAGTTGAAGCAGGTATTTTAAGATTATCAGCAGATCAGCGCACATTTACATACGGAGAGTCAAATAGAAAATTAATGACTGTCCCTTTTGATGAACACCCTTATTCTGCATTAGCTTCTTATTTTAAGACTGATGATGGAATGGAAGTTTACAAAGCAATTTTAAAGAAACTTAACTAGGTTACACATTTTTATAGCGATTAGGCTGCATTAGTGTGGCCTAATTACTATAAATAAAAATAAACATATGAGCGTAAGTGTAGATACAGTTTACCAAAGAGTATTAGGTATACTTAATAAAGAACAAAGGGGTTATATAACACCGCAAGAATTTAATTTATTTGCTAATCAAGCGCAAATGGATTTATTTGAGCAATACTTTTACGATATAAACCAATTTGGCAGAATACCTGGAAACGATACGGAATATTCTGATATGCTAAATATACTTAATGAAAAAATAAATATATTTGAAACTTCCTCTTCTCCTAATAGAATTGGAAATTATTTTATTTTACCAGCTGATTTATACAGACTAGGCTCAGTTATATATAAAAATGAAACAATAAATTCTTTTGGCATTAGTTCTACAGAAGCTATTGAAGCAGAGCGTATAAACGCTAATGAGTTTTTATATATAAATTCCTCTCCTTTAACAAAACCACAAAACATACGCCCTATATTTGTCGCTAACTCAAATGGCATAAGAGTATATGGTAATTCAGAAATAACTGACAGCATTGATATAGAAATACAGTATATAAAGAAACCTGCAAAAGTGCAATGGAAATACCAAAATGTATTTGGAGAAGCTTTATATGACGCTACGTATTCAGTAGACTTTGAACTACATTCTTCTGAAGAAACTGAATTGGTTTTTAAAATATTAGAATTAGCCGGGATATTGATAAAAGACTTATCTGTTTACCAAGTAGCTAATAGCGAAGAACAAGAAACTATTCAACAAGAAAAAGCATAATATATGGGTTTAATAAATCAAACGGATGAGCAATACTATTTAGGGCCTGATGGTGTTTGGAATAGTTTTGATGAAAACTACGGTAGTTATCAGTTTACTAGCATAAAAGATATTATAAATAATTTTATGATAGCTTATGTTGGTGAAGAAAAAATTATAAGCAAAGCAAAAAGAACAGACGTAATGTTTCACGCAAAACGCGGTATTCAAGAGTTTAGCTTTGACTTGCTACCTTCTATTAAATCACAAGAAATAGAAATTGGACCAAATTTAAGTTTTATACTTCCTAAAGACTACGTTAACTATGTGAAACTGACTTGGTTAGACCAAAGCGGTATAGAAAGAATTATATACCCTACTAGCAAAACAAGCAATCCATTACCTATACTACAAGATAACAATATGGAATATTTGTTTGATCAGCAAAGTGAAGAAGTAATTACTGCAAATGAATCTGAAACTAGAAAAAAATTTCAGTCATCTGGTAGCCCTAACAAAGAATATGCTGATAATATTAACAATGAAGATTTATTAAACGGAGCTTCTTTTGGAAGAAGATATGGACTAAACCCTGAACATTCTCAAATTAACGGGGTGTTTTATATTGACCCATTGCAAGGGATTATATTCTTTGATTCTTCTATGGTAAATCGCATCGTGACGTTAAAATACATTTCAGATGGATTAGCTACCGATGAAGAAATGGTAGTACATAAATTTGCAGAAGAGGCTTTATATAAATATATTGCTTATTCTATTTTAGCTACAAGAGCTAACACCCAGGAATATATAGTATCTAGATACAAAAGAGAAGCTGCAGCGGCTAGAAGAAATGCTAAAATACGTTTATCTAAAATTAAAATAGAGGAAATTACACAGGTAATGCGTAATAAATCTAAAATTATAAAACACTAGAATATGCTAGAATTGAGCCATACGTTTACATCAGGGAAAATGAATAAAGACCTTGATGAGCGTTTAGTACCAAACGGCGAATATAGAGATGCTATAAATTTAGAACTCTCTACTTCTGACGGTAGTAATGTTGGTGCTTTACAAAATATAGCGGGGAATGCTTCTAAATTTTATAGAAGTTTAAACCCTAGCACAAATGTATACACTTCTTGGACAGATAACTATATTGATTCATTAACAAACCCATCAAAAATAGGGCAAATAAAAGATGATGTTAATGAAAAAATATATTGGTTTATAGCTAGCGATAATATAAGTGCTATTGCGGAGTATGATCAAAAAACAGAAGTGGTATCACCTATATTAGTAGACGCTAATAATATATTAAAGTTTAGCAAAGACTATTTAATAACAGGTATAAATATTATTGAAGATTTATTATTTTGGACAGACAACCAAACTGAACCAAAAGTAATTAATGTAAAAAACTTTAAAGAAGCTAATAAAAATAGTGATTTTAGAACTCATAGTGTTTTTTATGGAGCAGATAGTAATTTAGCTCGTGATTTTATAGAATCGGATATAACTGTAATTAAAAAAGCACCTGTAAACCCATTAGTTCTAGAATTATCAAAGACTAGAGCTGTAGACGCTAATGGAAATCCTGCTGTTATAAGCGGTACAACAAAGCAAAACTTTGTTATAGATGATATAAATAATCCACCCGAAAGAATAGCAGCGCCAATAGGTAGTAAATTTACTATAAATTGGTTATCAAGTCCTTATCCATTTTATTCTGTTGGTGATGTTTTAACCTTTAACGGGTCCGTGGAATTATCAGGTTCTACTATTCCTGAAAAATATATTGTAAGAGCGGAAGTATTAAGTGTGCCACAAGGTGAAACGCAAACTTCTGTATTTGTTTCTATATTATCTGTACCAGAAACTGTGCAAGATGAGGAGATAACATGGAATGTAACTTTAGAGGAAGATCCCTTTTTTGAATTTAAATTTCCTAGATTTGCTTACAGATATAAATACAAAGACGGTTATTACTCTTCCTTTTCAACATTTTCTGAAGTAGCGTTTTTACCCGGAGATTTTGATTACGAACCTAAAAAAGGTTATAATTTAGGAATGGTAAATCAAATGAAGCAATGTGTTATTAAAAATTTTGCTAACTTAGATACTCCTATTGATGTTGTAGAAGTTGACTTGCTTTACAAAGAAGCAGGAAATCAAACAGTCTATGTTGTTGATACTTTTAAAAGAAATAGCAGCATATGGAATGCAAATGAATTTAGTATTAAATCTGAAATTATTTCTTCTGTATTACCATCAAATCAAATATTAAGAGTATATGACAATGTACCCCGAAAAGCTAAGGCTCAAGAAATAACGGGTAACAGATTGGTTTACGGAAATTATTTACAAAATTTTAATTTAATAGATGAATTAAACAATCAGGTAGTACCTTCTTTAAATGTTTCAATTTCTCCTAATTCAGATTTAGAGGTTTCTCCTAATGTTCCTAATAAATCAATAAAAACACAAAGAACATATCAATTAGGTGTTGTTTTTCAAGATGACTACGGCCGTCAAACGCCTGTGTTTACTTCTGAATCTGCTGCGATTAAACTATTAAAAAAAGAATCTTTAAATTATAATAATATAACCGTTCAAGCTAAAGGTAATAAACCTAAAGAGTTTACTGGTTTTAGATATTATATAAAAGAAACTTCTAATGAATATTATAATTTAGCTATGGACCGCTGGTATGATGCAGCTGATGGTAATATTTGGATTAGCTTTTCTTCATCCGATAGAAATAAAGTAGATGAAGAAACATTTTTAGAATTAAAAAAACGACACGACTCTAGTGAACCCGTATTAGAGTCTGCTAAATACAAAATAATAGCTATATCTAATGAAGCTCCTACATTCTTAAAAGAAGCAGTTGCTGTATTAGGGCAGGTAGCTAGTGCTATAGACCCGACTGCTGCGCCTGAGCCTGATTTCCAGTTGTTTAGAATTAAGAAACAAGATGTAGATAACAACTCCGCTAAAGCAATTGTAGATCCATCTTCTATATCAAAGACTAGATTAGTTAGGTTTTTTGACGATCAAAATATATCAGATTATTATAAAATAACAGTTACTGAGGAAGTAACTATACAAGGAGTAGCCTGGTATGCAGTTAGCATTGAAAATGGATTCGGAGATGATGTAAAATGGATGTTTGATGATTCTAATAATCTTATCGACGGTGTTTTAACTGAGTTTTCTTTAAAAGAATTTGCAAATAAGCCAGAATTTGAAGGTAGATTTTTTGTAAAACTATATAGAGACGCTACTTTACAAGAATATTTATTAAACAGCGATAGTTCCACTAATTATACTGTTGCCCAAGCTTTCAACTTAGGTTGGACTGATGTCGGATTATCAAGAGATGCTATTTTAGGATCTAATTGGGAACAAGGGTTCTTTATAGATAATGGGATTGTTTCTTATGCTCCATATGGTAAACCAAACAGAGGAGGTGGATTTACCATAGGCGGACAAGATTTAACAATAGGTTTTGCGGGTATATGGCCTGAAGGAGCTGATTTTGGGGTTGGTAAAACAGTCTATACAGAATACAGAAGAGCAGTTAATATATTAGAAAGCGTAGGCGGCTTATTTAGATTTAAAGAAGACCCAGATGGAGTAATATATAGAATAAAATCTGTAGAACCTGTAGAGCGTTTTAGAAATTACGAAAGAAGTACTGGGTCAGGTAGGTTTAATGATGGATCTAACAAAAGAAAAAGATGGTATTTAAAAGTAGAGCCCGTAGACCCAGCAAATGGAACTGGTTTATTTCAAGGACCTTCTGGTTGGTCATTCCCAGCGCCAGCAGGAACGTTTAGAGGGTGGAACCAGCCTGGATCTCCGCAAATACAGTTTTTATCAGCAATACCAGACAGTGGTACATTTACATCAACAAATCCAGCTATATTTGAAACAGAACCAAAAGAATCTGCTGAATTAGAAATATATCATTCTGCTTCAAAAATATATCCAATTTCTGAATATGGTAAGGCTCATACCTTAGATTGGTTTAATTGCTATTCATTTGGTAATGGAGTTGAATCCGATAGAATAAGAGATGACTTTAATGCAACTACTATTGATAATGGACCAATTGTTTCTGCTGTTTTAAAAGAACCTTATAACGAAGAGCGTAGGTTAACTGGTTTAATATTTTCACAAATATTTAATTCAGTATCAGGTGTTAATGATTTAAATCAATTTATTCAAGGAGAAAATATTACTAAAGATTTAAATCCTATATATAGCTCTATACAAAAGCTACATTCTAGAGATACAAATTTGGTAACTCTTTGTGAAGATAAATGTTTACGTATACTAGCTAATAAAGATGCTCTATTTAATGCAGATGGTAATGCTAATGTTACTTCTAATAACAATGTACTAGGACAAGCTGTGCCTTATGTTGGTGAATTTGGAATTAGTAAAAACCCAGAAAGCTTTGCTTCTTATGGTTATAGGGTTTATTTCACAGACAAAAACAGAGGTGTTGTTCTTAGATTATCAAACGATGGACTTGAGGAAATCTCTAGATATGGCATGAGTGACTTTTTTGCTGATAATTTAAAAGAATCAGACACTGTTTGGGGTAGTTTTGATGACGATAAAGGAGCTTATAATGTTTCATTAAGCAAACTATCTAATGAGTGGAGTAGTAAGCTTGAAGACGGCGTTATTAACTCTAATGTTACTACAATAACAAACCCAACGTCGACTACAATTAGCTTTAAAGAAAGCGTTAAAGGATGGGAAAGCAGGAAGAATTTTAGTGAAGAAGGAGGTATAACTTTAAATGATAGGTATTATACTTTTAAAAACGGTATAGCCTGGGAACACAGAGTGCCGGGAGTAGCTCAAAATAATCTTTATGGCACACAATATGATAGCGCGGTTACATTGTTAATTAATGAGATGCCTGCTGTTGTAAAAAAATATAAAACCTTAAATTATACCGGTAGTCAATCAAGAAAATATGTGTATAGCAATAATAATTATGATGGCTTAAATATTGCGGAGGTATCAGAATTGCAGCTACAAGACTTAACAACAGAAACTTTAGATAAAAACGGATGGTATACTAATTACATAAAAACAGATTTACAAGAAGGTTATGTAAAGCAGTTTTTAGATAAAGAAAGTAAGTGGTTTAATTACATAAAAGGTGATGCTACTTATTTTAATAGTAATACTGATAACAACATTGATTCAAAAGAATTTTCAGTTCAAGGTATTGGAAGAGCTTCTGTTGTAACAGCGCCACCTGTGAGTGCTTATAATGTTCATGTATTTAATAATAATCCTTCTGTGAGTTATACTATTTCTGAAATAAACTTCAGTGCTAATGTTGGAGAAGATTTAAATGACGTTGGCGCACAAACTTTATTAATAACACCTAGTAAAGGGTATACTATATCAGCTTCTGACTTTAGTATAATAAATACGCCTATTGAAATAGTAAATACTTCATTCACTCAATCAGGTGATAATGTTATCTTTAGCTTTGAGTTTGCAGATAATACATTAATGCCTAGCGCTAATGCAGATTTTGCTTTAGAAATACAAGGTACTGCTCAGGATCAATTATATTTTATTCAAGGCGGATATGAAATTAATGGAACAAATAGTACACCTAATCAAGAGATAAGTGTATATGCTGGAGCGGGAGCATTTAATAGTACTTCTGTTATATTAACAAAAACTGTAACCGCGGACAATGGATATTATTTCTTTGAAGAACCCCGATTATCAATAGCAAGAGGTAATCAAAATAGCTACAATGTGGTCGTGAATAAAACTTATGACGTAGATCAAAACTTAGTAGCTGTTGAGTTTGTAGTTTCATATACATTCCCTAATGCAACCATAACTGCTAATTCAATTGTTATACAAGCAGACGCAATACCTATTGTTGTTGAGACTCAGTTAATAAATGGATTTACTTTAAATGGAAATAGCGGGTATACTTTTGTAGCTAATCAAATAGGAGAGGCTTTAACGTTAAACTTAATTGGAGACCCTGGAGCTTTATATTCTGTTGAATTATTAGATGCCGATTTAAATTCAGCTATATACGCTTCTAATGTAGCCATGAATTCAACTGGAATTGCAGAAATAACAAATATTATTATACCTTTTATTGAAGACGGAAAAAGCCCTTATAAATTAAAAATAACCGGAGATATAAACGTTAATATTGCTAATGACGGAGCTTCTATTACAATAGATATAGAACAACAAGTAGAAGTGGGATTAAAAATTACAGCTGAAACAAATAACCCTTCTCTTACAGTAACTGGATCTCCTGAAAGACGCCTTTTTACTGCTAATACAGAATATGCACCAGGACAAGAACCTGTAATTAATTTTTCTTTTACAGCAACAAGCTCTGGCACGAATATATTTGAGTACGCAACAATAGGAGCTTCGTCTTTTACGCCTGCTATCCCATCTCCAGTTATAGGTGACGAGGATTGGACTTATTCTTTACAAAGTATTTCACAAAGTTTAAACAGTCCTGATAATAAGGAGTTTACTGTAACCGGCTCTATAATTGTTAATTCATCAGGTGATAATTATATAACACATACATTAGACTTAGACTCCTTTATAAGCACTCCTTCTGAAATTATGTATGATAGCGTATTAGCAGTGGACGATTGTAATGATTTAGAAGGTATAGCTACAACAATTCTTTTTATAGATAATTCTCAAGTCATAGTAGGCGCTACACTTGACACTACTAGTGGAGGTGATTTAGCGGCGGGTACTTATAGAATGGCAGCTGGATTAACAGACGGTCAAACATATAGTTTATCTAGTATAGCTAACTCAAGCTTTATAGTTACAGTCGGGTCAGGCGGAACAATATCTAGTATTAACCAATGCTTATAAAAAAATTATGGATCAAATAACATTAAAATTTTTACAGCCTATTAATACATCTGTTCAGGTTGGAGATATAACTTACTTTACAAATTCTAATAATTCTTACAAATCAGACGAAATACAAAAGATAGGTAAAGTACTTAGCATTGATCAAAATACTAATACTATGATATGTGAAATTGCACCTTCACAAGAAAGACCTACTGATTCTAGTTTTATATTGTTTTCAAAAGACAATACTCAAAACACAGGATCTCTATTAGGCTATTTTGCTAGATTACAATTTAGAAATGACTCAACAGAGTATGCTGAAATTTTTTCAATTGGTTCTGAGGTGTTTGATAGTAGCAAATAATACGTAATAATAAATTATAAAAACTTAATAAAATGTTTGGACAAATAGTTGGTGGGCTAGCCGGAGTTGCTGGCGGTATTATAGGAGGCGGAGCAAGAAAAAGAGAGCAAAGAAGAGCTCAAGCGGAGTTCAATAAAAGGAAAGATCAATATGAAAACCTTGATACTTCTAATGTATATCAAAATATGCAGAACACTATGGAAGATCTTACTGTTAATCAACAAGCAGCTAATTTTCAGGCTCAACAACAGCAACAAGGCTTATCTAACACTATGAATTCTATGGGTGCTGCGGCAGGAGGATCTGGCATTGCGGCATTAGCTCAATCTTTAGCTAATCAACAAGCCCAAAACTTGCAAACTGCTTCAGCCGACATAGGTAGGCAAGAATCAAGAAATCAAATGGCAGCTGCTCAAGAAGCTGGTAAGTTACAGTTATACGAGGCAAAAGGTGAATTAATTTCAAGAGACGCTGAACAAGACAAAGTAGAAACATTAATGGGAATGGCGCAGGATGATTTAGCTGCAGCTAATCAAGCTAGGCAACAAGCCACAAACAGCATATTGGGAGGAGTTGGAAGTTTAGCAAGTGCCGCGGCTCCTGCAATTGGCAAACTTTTTAAATAACAATATAATATGAATGTAAATTTAGTAAAAGGACAAGCACTTGTAAATCAAAGCAAGGTTAACAATTGGGTGGACTCTTTTCAAAAAAGTTTTAATGAAGGGCTTAGGGTCAACGCTATTGCAGAAGCTCAAGAAAAAGCAGAAAAAAAGGCTATTAGCACTAAAGTTGCTTCATATATAAATTCGCTAAGCGAACCTGATTTAACTAATCTAACTCCAGAGCAAAATAGTGCAGTCACTAATTTTTTAGTAGAACAAAGAAATTCTTATGCAAGTTTAGCAAAAGAAATTACAAAAATTGATGCTTCAGAAAATCCATCAGAGTATGCTGCTGTTAGAGATAAAATGAATGGTATTAAAAATTCATTTTCAAACCTAGCAACACAGTTAAACACATACAAGGAAGACAAATTATCTTATTTAAAAGATTTTGACGACAAAAGAATTTCAAATGGTAATTCTATAGGGTCATTAAATGAGGCTGCTAAAATATATACTAATGAAGGTTCTATGAGTGTAGGTCCCGGAGGTCAGTTAGTATTTTTTGATGATAATGCTGGCGACTATAAAAGTTATATGGAAATTAATAAGCCTTTTTTAAAGGATTTTAAAACAGCAGATTCTATATTAAAATTAAACGAAGGTATTTATAGCAGCGGTCAATCTTTAGTAGGAGCAAGAAAAACAATGGTTCAAAACAAGCTGAAAAATTTAATAAACTCAGGAGGTAGAGATACATTACTTTCTTTAGCTACAGATGATTTTTTAGTAGATGGCGGATTAAACATACAGAATAAAGAGCTGTTTGAACCGGGGAATGAGGACATGCTAGAACAAGAAGTTTTAGCAAAGTATATGGACTTTTTATCTGAAACTGCTGCGCAAGGAGCTATTGATAAAAAACCTCCCTCTAGACCAAATTCAGGTGGACTTAGTGGTGCTTTAAAAGACGAAGTTAATTTAGCAGCAGGAGCTATACTACCGAATGCTTTAAATTTTGCGAATTTAGCAACATCAAACCCTTCGCCGGAAGAAATTACTGCTCAAATAAATAGCATTGATCCTACAGCAAGAGCAAGGCCTTATATTACAAAAGGACAGTTATTTGAAATGTTTTTTGAAGCAAATGGATATGATGATGATGAAATAGAAAAAGCTGCTAAAGATTTTACAAGCCAAGTAGAACAGGCTAATTTGTATAAATACAATCCTAGCTCGCCTGGGAATTCAAGACCAATTTCATTAAACATAAACGACCCAAAAGCTTTATATGATTTTTACTTAAAAAATTCAAATTTAAGTTCAAAAGCTACTAACTATTTTATAGGTAATTGGAATAAATATAGCGGTAGCACTAATAAAACCAAAAAAACAAAAACTAATAATACCGGAAGCGGTGCTTACGATAATTTATAATTAAATGGAAGAATTATATAATCAACTATATAACGACGGTAAATACACTAAAACATTTGAAGATTTTAAGATTCAATTTGGCAATCCTGAAAAAGCTAAAAAATTATATACAGCCTTAAATGAAGTGGGAGACTACACTAAGTCTTTTGATGAATTTAAAACTCAGTTTAGTATACCAGTAAAGACACAAGACTCTGCAAGTGCGGATCCAACTGCGGAGTCAGTAAAAGATATGGGATCACAATCGGGAGAATCTTTATCGGCTTGGCAGTCAATTAAAAATTCTTTCTCTAATTTAGGTGAACAAGTTGGAGATGTATTTGAATTTTGGTTTGATACAAACGAAGAAGAAGGAGGTGGAGCAAGATCTGCTTTAGATATAGCTACTAATTCTGTATACGCTGGAATATTTGGGCAAGACAAGGTAGATCAATTTGTTAAAGAACAAGGTGAAGATTCTTGGATGTCTGGAGGTATGGGAACTAAAAGCACTTTAGAATCTATTGATAAATTTAAGAAAGAACAACTTGAAACTAAAGAAACACTTGGTATAATAGAAAGTGCGAAAAACGGAGATATTGGAGGTGCTTTTGCGGGTGGTGTAAATGCTATAACTTCTATGCTTGGTAGTATTATTTACGGAGCAGGTACGTTGGGTACGGGGTTTTTCATGGACTACGCAGCTGAAAACTTTGTAGAGTATAATAAATTAAAAGCTGAAAACTTAGGAGTTAGCTTTGATGAATTATTAAAATCCGGAGAAGCGGACAATGCAATACCTGTAGGTATGGGAGTTATTTCTACAGCATTAGAATTTATTGGACTAGGAACTGTTGCTAAAGGAACTAAAGGAGCTATAAAAGGAACAGGATCTACAGGTTTAATAGGTATGGGTAGTAAATACCTTGCTGAAAAACTAATATATAATAAAGGGGCTAGATCTGCTATGCGAATGTTTTCAGTGGGAACTACAGAATTTACTACAGAGATATTACAACATGCTACTGACCAAGTTAATACTGAGTTAGGTAGCGTGGCCGGTACAGATAAAGAATCAAAAATATTTAAAACAGTTGTAGACGCTGTCACTAGTCAGGAGGGGTTAGAAGCAGGTCTTCAAGGATTTATTGGTGGCGGAGGCATGGTAGCTGGTTCTTATTCTGCAAAAAGCATGAATACAATCAGAAATGTTGTAGATGGAGATAAAATTTATAATAATATAAATGAATTATCGGATTTAAGAAAACAATATAATTTATCTAAAGATAAAAGTGTTAAAGAAGGAATACAAATTGAAATAAATAAAAAAGAATCTAATATTGCTGACTCTGTAGTAAAAGGGAACGAAATATATAATAGCTTAAATAACAAGCAAATAAGCGAAATAGAGAGCCTTACTGATTTAGCCGACGCTGCAGCTTATAAAATAACAGAATTAAATAAAAAATTAAGAAGAGGCGATATATCTAACGCTGAATATGAAGCTGCTTCTTCAGGATTTAAAGCTGAATACGATACAGTTAGGCAAAGCTTAATTGACATGGAGCTTGAAAAAAATATTGCATCTGCTGAAACTATTGCTTCTGAAAAAGGGTTAAATATAGACGTTAAGAGTTCTAAAGAAGTAGAAGACTTAATGAATAGCGATAAAGTAAGCGAAAAGAATAGAAAATCTTATTTTGATAATAAAAACAAAGGATTTGAAGTGTCCGCTTTTGTTATTGGCAATGATATAGTTATAGACAGAGATATAGCTAGAAAAACGGGTTCTATTAATGCGGGTATGCACGAAGTTTTGCATCCAATACTTAATAAACTTGTTGGTGACGCTAAAAAGCAAGGTAAAATTGTTAATCAATTTAGAAAAGCAATGACGTCTTCTCAAAGAAGATTTGTTGATGCTGAAATGAAATCAAGAGGTTATACTGGTAAAAAGTATAATACAGAATATGTAAATGTGTTTTCTGATGCTTTACGTAAAAAGCAAATTAACTATGATAAAACACTTTTTGAAAAAATAGGCGATGCTATTGTAGGTGTTTTTAAACCAATAGGATATACTAATATAGGATTTGAATCTGGTAAAGATGTATATAATTTTATTAAAGAGTTTGACGAAAGCGCGGATCAAGGTAAATTAACCGAAAAGGCTGCAGCTGCTTTAGAAAATGTAGATCTTTCAGATGCTGGATTAACAGAGGATGTAGCGTTTTCAAAATCATTATCACCTGAACAGACAACCGAGATTACTAATGATATAACTACAATAAAACAATTAGCTGAAGAGAATGCAGCTATTGCAGCTAAATTTGGTAAAGAACCTATCAAGGGGGGTAAACAAACAAGGTTAGAACAAAAAGTTTTAACAAGTTTAAAGCCAGTTATTGATAAAGTAATAACTAATAGAACTAAAGCTTTATACGATCCAATACCAATGGATGCTAAAAAATCTGTTTCTAGACAAGATTTTCAAGATTCTATGAGATCAGATATAGAGACAATGGTTCTTAACGAATACAATGGTGCTCAAGATATTGAAAAATTTTTAGTTAACAGAGCTTATTTAAGAGCAAACGACTTAGCTAAAAGATTAGGAATTGAAGAAAAAATAAATGTAAGCTTAGATGCATTAAGTCCTGAAGGTAAAGAAACAATACAAATTGCTTCAGATTACAGCCCGGAAACAACAATGACCGAAATCCGCTCTGAAGAGAATAGAAAGAAAAAGTTAGTAGACCCTAGAATAATATTAGGGCCTGAAAGATCTAAAGCTTATACGGAAGCTGTGGGAGAAGCTATAGCTGATATGGTTTCTGAAGACTTTAGTGCGTTATCTTTTTCTAAATTGAAAGATTTAGCCCCTGCGATTACTGCTGATTGGTGGAGAACTACTGTTAAAAAGGTTACAACCCCTGCAGCTAATTTAGCTTCAGCAGAAATACCTCATATGCAACGCTTGATTATAAAGCATGCAGATATGTTCATCTCTATGCTACCTGAAGGCGCAATACTTGAAGGTGAAACAGCTAGAGAAGAATTGATAGGCACAGGAGTAGGTGTTCCAAGAAAACTACAGCAAGCGTTCTACGATAAAGGCGAAAGAACTTCTAAAGGAGCTGGTTTAATACCATTTAATCTCAAAAGAAATATTACTAAAGAAGATTTCTATACCGCTTTTGGTATTAATAAAGACGAAACATTAGTTAAGATTACAGGGAAAGACCCTAGAGCCCAGACTATATTAGCCCTTATTAGATTGTATGGTCAAATTACCACTAATACTGCAGTAAGAGAACTAGCTGAATTAACAGGTGAGCAAAAAGCAGATATTAGAGCAGGAGCGGCTCAGATACAATTTAGCCGAGCAAAGCATGTAGACAAAGCTTTAAATACTCCAGGTTACGCGGATTCTTTATTTATAATTCAATTTTCTAAAGCGTCTAGAGATAGGTATGAAAAGCATTTAAAAAAGAAAAGACCTGATCTTGAAAACCCGTCTAAAGCTGTAGATCAGTTATTTGAATGGGCAGATAAGCTAGATGTGAAAGAAAATAAAAAAGCAAAATACAAAAACCTTGCTTTATATTACATGGCTAATGGTTATTTAATATTACCAGAAGATGGTTATAAAGTTGTTGATGCTATTAAGACTGGTGAAACAAAAAAAGTAGACCCGTACAGTTTTAAAAACCCTAACGAATTATTAGCTAAGTATGACGTAAAACCCAAGATAAAAGCAATAAATCCAGACACTGTTGAAACATTAAGTAATAAAAAAGAGTTAAACGACGGTATAACTATATACAGTGTTGAAGAATCAAAAGAAGCACAAGCCGATGTTAGGAAACTAATAGATTCTAACTGGGGTGAAAATGCAAATCCGTGGTGTTTAGCAGCTCGAGATAGTAATACTGGTAATTTAAACGAGAACACCTGGAAATTATGGAAACACTATGGTGAAAACAAAAGAATTGCTTTTAAAAACAATAAATTATTGTCTTTTTGGGCTGATGGCCAATGGTGGGACCGAATGGACAAGTCTACTAAAAAGCTAACGTATCTTGAGTCTACTAATGACAGCAGCGGTTTAAAGAAAATAGTAAGTGTTGATGTAAAAAATAATACTTCTGAAGTTGTTGGATACAAAAGAGGAGACATTGAGGGTAAACTCTACGAGGAGTACAATACTAATAAAGAACTTATATCTAAAACAGTAAGAGATGGTAAAAACGCTAAATTCTATAACAATTATAAATTAAGAGAAGATTATCAAAATTTTATCAACAATATAGATACTGATGAAAGTGCTGTAGATTTAAGTTTTGTAGAAGAAATAAATGGAGGTTTTGCTGAAATAGAAGGTACGTTTGTGTTTGAAAATATATACGACTCTTATGAAGAAGGTGAAGTTGTACTTGTTGATTCTTTAATTTCGAAACAAAAGTATGATCCAAAAAAAGATGTTTACTCTTATGTTGATGTTTTGAATTTTGGCAATAATACACTTACAATAAATAAAAGAGCAGAAGATTTTACTGTTTATAATTATAATGGTAAGAAATATACTTTTGCTGGAAGTATTTATTGGCAACCCGGAAAACGTATATTAAAAGAAAATTTTAAAGACGAAGCGTTTAATCCTGAATATGAGGACGTGACTAATGCTGTAATACCTTTAACTAAAGATAATAATATTATAGTAACAGACCCTAGAATAACTAAATATTTAACAGATTATGGTAAAAGCATAAATAAAGCTACTAATAATTATGAGCTACAATTTAGCAAAGAAGCTACTCCTGTTAGCGATAATTATAATATAAACGAAAACGATCGTAAAAAATTGTTTAAGTTTATGATAGAAGGTGGATTCGATAATAATAAAATTGAAGAATTTTTAAAAAATAAAAAAGTTAGTAATGATGATATTGACACTATAAAAGAAGAATTAACTCATGAAGGCATATTAGAGTATATGCAGGACCTTGAGGCTTCTAATAAGGGTTTTAAATATGAAATAGCTTTAAAAGAAGTTTTAAATAAAATTAGCAAAGAATTCAAAGTAAAATATATAACGGGCAAAAAAGGGGATTTAATAATAACAAGACCCGATGGCTCAGATATAAAAATAGAAGTAAAATTAAATGAAATATCGCAAATAGGCAGTGCTACTATAAGTTTGTTTAAAATAGACAAAGGCAAAATAGTTTTAAATAATTTTGAAGATATTAAAATTTCTAAAAAAATTAACGAAAAAAATAAAGAAAGTTTAATAAGTAGTATAAAAGCTAATGAAAAATATATAAATAATCTGCTTGATATAATAAATGAAATAAATAAAAATAGCAGCAATAAAATAACAGTGTCAAAAACAGGGCATTTAAAATTACCGCAAAGTACTACAATAGAAGGTAAAGCTTTTAATAAAAGCGGTGATATATGGGCCTTAATAAAAGAAAAAAACGAAGGTAAAGCTGGTTATTTTTCTTATATGTCTGATCAAAGTATAATTGAAGATTTTTATAGTGGTATTGATTTAATAGAAATAGGTGGATATGGAATGTATGCTGTAGGTAAAGAAAGTAAAATGTCAAATACTTATAGTGCACTAAATGCTGAAACAAAAAACGTAATACGTCCAGCAAAATCTGGAGCCACTTTGTACTTTAGATTATTTCCTAACCTTAATCAAATAAAAAATGTAAAAGAAAATTCTTTAGGTACAAAAAAAGGTATAGAAAAAATAGGAGAAGCTGTATTGCAAGCTTCTAAAACCTCTAAAGAAACAACTGACACAAAACTAGATAAAAATTTTAATAAAATTATAGAAAACTCAACTAAGATAAGCAGTAAAAAAACTATATCTGAAGCTAAAAGTAAAATGCTTGCTAAAAAGAAAGGTAGATGGAAATTTTTTGTACCTCCGTCTGCTGAAGATTTTAGCGGGTTAATGTATAAGCTATTAGGTAAAGGCGAAGTTGGGAATAAAAACTCTAAATGGTTTAAAGAAAATTTATTTGATCCCTATGCGCAAGGAATTAGGGATTTTGAAAGCTATAAGCAACAAACAATTCAATCTTTTAGAAAACTAAAAAAGAGCATAAAAAACGTACCTAAAGGTCTTGGTAAAACAAATAAAACTGGATTTACAAATGATGTAGCTGTAAGAGTTTATCTTTGGAATAAAAAAGGTTATGAAATACCAGGGTTAGATAAAAATGACACTAAGGAGTTGGTTGATTTAGTAAATAATAATGAAGACCTTAAAAACTTTGCAGAGCAGATTAACGCATTAATGGTAGGATATGCTGAGCCTGATAAAAATTGGTTAGCTGGAACTATTACGACAGATGTTATTGGTATGATTAACTCTTCAAAAAGAGAAGAATTTTTACAGCAATGGCAAGAAAATGCAGATGCTGTTTTTACTAAAGATAATATTAATAAACTTAGAGCAGCTTTTGGAGAAGATTATGTAGAAGCGTTGAAAGATATGCTTTACAGAATGAAAAGCGGTAGAAATAGACCTAACGGATCTAATAAGTTAACTAATCAATTTATGAATTGGGTTAACGATTCTGTAGGTACTATTATGTTCTTCAATACAAGATCAGCTTTATTACAAACATTATCTATTGCAAACTTTATAAACTGGGGAGATAATAATCCTATAAAAGCAGCTAAAGCTTTTAGTAACCAAAAACAATTTTGGGGTGATTTTGCAATGATATTTAATTCAGATTTCTTAAAACAAAGAAGATCTGGGTTAAAAACAGATGTAAATGCGGATGACATTGCTAGCGCAGCAGAAACATCGACAAATAAAGCTAAAGCAGCATTATCTTCTATATTAAAAATGGGATTCTTACCTACACAAATAGCGGATAGTTTTGCTATCGCAATAGGGGGAGCATCTTTTTATAGAAACAGAATAGATAGTTATATTAAAGAAGGATTATCTCAAAAAGAAGCGGAAAGTAAAGCATTTTTAGATTTTCAAGAAGTTGCAGAAGAAACACAGCAGTCGTCAAGACCAGATAGAATATCTCAACAACAAGCAAGCCCATTAGGACGTATTATATTAGCTTTCGCAAACACCCCTATGCAATACATGAGATTAACTAAAAAAGCTATCCTGGATCTTAAAAACAGACGTGGAGACGTTAAAACTAATGTTTCTAAAATAATATATTATACAGCGGTACAAAACATAATATTCTCTAGTTTACAATCAGCTTTATTTGCGGCTTTATTTGACGATG